GTAGGCTCGGCTCTGGAATCCGAATTCCGACCGATTGCGCTAGCTCCTCTAGGAGCTCGACGCCCGTCACGCGAACGACCTCGTCGCGCGCTGCCAGCAAATCGCCGAGGCGAATGTCCTGCACCTTGACCGGATCCCGATCAGTTGCCCGATAAAAGACATGGTCTCGCGTCACAACGGCGGCGAGAACGCCGCCAGCCTTGACCGCAAACCATGTTGAGCAAGAGGCCCGGGCAATCTCGAGAACTTCGGCCTCGCCATCGGGAGTTTCAACGCGCGAGCCCGGCTTGAGTTTCCAAGCAAATTCGCGGCCGACGTTGAGATATGGGTGAAGGCAGGCCGCGCCGCCGCCGCCGCCGCCGCCGCTCCCGCCCGTTGTGGTCGAGACGCTGAACGCGCCGAGGGGAATTCGGCCGAGGAGGTTCATTTGCGAAGCCGCATAGGCTGAGGCGCCGTTGAAGCAAGCAACGGGCGAGCCGAAATCGCCGCCCGTAACAAGTGAAACCGTGCCAGAGCTCCCGCCGCTGTCAGCAAGATAGGGATAGACCCGGAACGTCGTGCCGCTCGGCAAACTTGCGATTGCAATGTTTCCGGCCGCGACCGCGATTGTCGTCCCGTCGGCCCGGTAAATCGTGAAATTAGGCCAGGAGACTGTGACTGTCGTCGAGCCCGATGTGTAGGAAAACGAATTGTCCGGGACGCTTACGGGAATTGACCCGGTCGCCGCGACTTGTCCCGCCGCCGGGTCGACCTCGTTCAACGTCGCGAGCGCCCCTTGTCCCGCAATCGAGGCGGCCTCGCCCTCAGCCGTCAAGATTTCCGACTGTGTCGGAACGGTGTCATTCGAGAGCCTCAGATTATCACCGATAATCGCGCCGGCGCTCAAGGGATTGCCGTCGTCGTCATAGAGCGCGGCCGAGACCTCTCCGGCATTGTGGACCCGGTGATTCCTGTCATAGCCGAGGCGCCGGCTTGTCGTCGGTCGGAATGAGCGAGCGCGCCGGACATTTGCCGCGACCAGTGTCTCAACCGGCGCCGTAAACGTGATTTCGCGAATCTCGACGTCGCCGGCTGGCGTTGCAATCCAGTTGAGCGAGCAGCCCTTGAGCAACCGGTCGAGCCCTTGGGCGACCGTCTCGCCGGCGTCGCCGAAATGGATTCCGGCGTGAGCGGTCCGCCATGTCGCCGCGGTTGCCGCGTTCGAGACTACGATTGTCGAGCGGGCCGCAATGACGCGCTGAGCGATTTCGGCCGGCTTGTAAACAAACCCGGCGCCCTTCTCGCCGCGAATGTCGGCCGTGAGCGGTAGCGCCGGTTGTGTCCACCATTTCACGCAAGCGATTGAGGGGGCGATAGCGCCGCCGCCGATCGGCGCGCTTGCCGCCTCGAGCGCGGCGAGCGTTGCGGCGACCGAGCCGGCCCAGGCGACCGAGACGAGCGAGCTCGCGCTCCTGCCCATGTCGCGAAGGTCGTCGATTGCCTCGAGCTCGAATGCCGGGTCGCCGAGCTCGTAAATGAGTGTCGAACTCTTGAGCGGCAACGCCTCGACGTTCGAGCAATAGCCGAACGAGCGCCGCTTGACTCGCCCCTTGGCGACTGCCTCCCCGTCAATTCCGCCGGTCCCGCCGAACCGATCGGCCGCGACTTGCTTGTCGAGGTCGCCGGCCGCGTCACGAATGCGAAAGGTTAGGACGCCGTTGTCGATTGTAAGCTCGTCGACCACCCCCTTGACCATTGTCGTCCAGGCCGGCGCTGCGACCGCGTCGTCGCCGACCAGGACCTCAATCTCGGCGCCTATCCAAAACAGGGCGGCGAGACTTGTTAGCGTCGCGGCCGTTCCGGGAGAAAATGCCATTGCCGCGACGTCGGGCCTCGTCCCGCCAGAAAACCCGTTTTCCGAGAACTCGAACGCCGCTGAGAACCTTGGGAGGTCAACAACCCCGGCGAGCCAATCATTGCGCCCTCTGTGCCGATAGGCGCGAGAGCCGCCGCCGGCGAGATAGACCGGAACGGCCGCGCCCGTGTCAGCATCCCAAGGGCTCGCTTCAATGAGAACCGTCAACATCAGAACGGAACCGCTGTGTCGCGCAAGGAGCTGTAATAGCCCCAATCGGTGATAGTGCTGCCAGCGAATGCCCCCAAGGTGGCGCCGCCGCCCAAGCCGATAAGGGTGTCGAGCTTCGCATTCGTTTGCGCCAAGAGGTCGTTTGTTTCGTTCGCCAGCGCAATTTGCTGAGCCGTCGAGGCGGCCGCGTCCTCGATCCGCTTCGTTTCGGCCGCAATGATTTGCTCGGCTGTCGAGATAGCGCCGGCCCGATCGGTCGCGTATTCTGTTCCAGCCGTCCCGAATGCTGCCCTCGAGGTCTCGACAAGCTGCCTCTCGAGCTGAGCGAGCCGGTCGACCGCTCCCGTGACGCCGGCGTCGACGTCGGCCTTTGCGTCCGAAATTTCGGCGAGGATTTTCGCGCGGCGCTCAGCCGGCGAGCCCTCGAACAAGGCGCCGAAACTCAAATCCTCGAGGAGGCTTTTCAGGCTTCCGACCTGTTGCTCGATCGCGTCGTTTATGAGTTTCGTCCGCTCGTCGGCGTTGAGCTTCTCGACCTTGAGGAGGTCGAGGCCGTAAGCCTTTGCCAGCCGGACACGCTCGTCGGCAACAGCCTTGAAGTCGTCGAGCGCCTTGAGGAAGTCGTTCCCGCCATATTTCAGGAGCGCCTCGAGGTCCTTTACCTTGAGCGCCTCCTTAACAGCCTTGTCAATATCGGTCGACGACCTCAGAGCTCGCGAGACGGCGTCGCTCAGCCCTTGAACCGCGCCGTCGCTAATCGCGTCGACGATCGCCGCATTCAAGGCTTGCTTATAGGCGGCGTCGCCCTCTCCAAAGACCTTGACGTCGGAATACTTCGACTTGAGCTCGCCGGTCCGGCCCGTCGTCGAAATGCGCCATTTGCCATCGGTTTGCCCGAGCGAGACGTTGAACGCGCCGAGCGTCCCGCCCAGGGCTTGAACGATGTTATCGAGGCCGGTCGACAAATCATTGCCGACCGAATTCGCCGTCGCGTCGAGCTTTGACGTATTCGTGTTGACGTTCATCACGCCGTTTTGAAATGAGGCGTTGCCGTATTTTGCCTTGTGGAACACGGCGCCCAGGATGCCGCCAGCAATGGCGCCGATGAGGTTGCCGCCAGGGATAGGGAGCATTCCACCAATAGCGCCGCCGATCTGAGCGCCGGTGCTTGAGAGCTTGATGCCGAAGGCATTAGCCAGGCCGGCGACTTGTGTCCCGGTGCCAGCCCCCTTGATTCCGTCGCCGAGGACCTTCCCGAGCTTCGTATTTGCGCCGACAACGCCTTGCAGCGCACCCAAGATGCCGCCGGCAGTCCCGCCCTGCATCATACCCGAGAGAGCGCCGTTGAGAACGTCGCCCAAGATACCGGCGAGCTTAGGGCCAACCAGCTCCTCGAGCGAGACGACAATCGGCTTTGTGAGCGTTTTCGCGACCTCGTCGAAATACTTTTCCGGCGTCATTCCGCTGAGCGTTTTCCGATTTGCCCGGACGACAATCTCGCCCGTCCCGTTGCTCGAGCCGAACTCGGAGTCGAACTTTTGCTCGAGCGATCCAGGCGCTCCCGCCCCTGTGAGCTTTGCCGTTGCGGCCGAGACCGCGTCGGCGAAACGTCCCGCCGCCTCACCGCCGCGCGCGGTCTCACGGGCGAGGCCGTCAACGCTCCCCTTGAGGCCCGTTTCCTCCTTTATCCACTTCTCGAGGTCCCGGAACCCGTCGCCGAAAATTTGCTCGACGAAAATTTTCGATTGCAGACGGCGAGCGGCGGAAAACAGATTCTTGAAACTGCCCTCTCCGGCGAAAATTGCCTCGAGCTCGCCGCGAATCGTCCGGGTCGTGTCGAGATAATTGTTCTGCAATTCCTGCCGGCGCTTGAGCTCCTCATTGACTGCGGCCTCGGCCTTAACCATCCCGACGACCTCGGCGCGCTGATCGGCTGTCAAAGGCCCGAGCTGCCTTTCAATCGTGAGGATTTTTTGAAGCGCCTGTGCCTCAGTGTCCCGACCTTGCGACAAGAGCTTTTGCACGGCGACATTTTGCGCTGCTTGTTCGCGCATTTCCTCGAACGGCCGGACGAGAGCCTCTTGAATGACGTCCTTTGCGCGACGAGCATCATTGACAAGCTCTTGCCATCCGATCGGCTTCCGCTTCTCGAGGTCGGCGATAAGCGCGTCGAGCTCGCGCGTTTTCTGATTCACCCTGTCGACGAGTGTCGGTTGAGCGTCGAATTCCTCAGTAATGCGTTGGATTTTTTCGAGCGCGTCGGCGCCGAATTTTTTCAGCTTGTCGAGCTCATCCGACGGCGACTTTTTCGACCCGCCGCCATTTTTCGATCCGCCGGCCTTTTTCGGCGTGAGCAAGAGCCCTCGATCGGACGCCGTCCCGCTGCCGTTGAGCATTCGCTCGGCGCTGTCGAATACCTTGATGTTTTCAGCCTCGAGCGCATAGCCCGAGACGCTCGCCGCAGCCGCGTTGAATTCGTCGTCAGTCAAGAGGCCGGCGCGGCGCAAATTTCCGAGCCGTTGAACCGCGTCGCCGGCGCCGAGCTTTCCGCTGAGAACGTCGCGCGAGATTGCGTCGCGAGCATCCTCGGGCCGGCGCGTGATGCGCAAGCCGCCACCGAAACCGCCGTCGACCTTGAGCCCTCGGTCCTGTAGCGATTTCACCTCAGATTGACGCTCGGCAAGGCGAGCCTGGGCCTGAACCCGGGCAACCAAGATTTGAGCCCTCGCAAGCGCCATGAGCGCCGTGTTTTGCGTATTGATCTTGCCGGTCGTGAGGTCGAGGACGCTCCCGAGGATGCCTTGCGCATCCTTTAGGGAGTAGCTCGAAAACGTGACGTCCTCGAGCGCGCTGTCCGTCTGTAGCAATTTCGGTATCAGCATCCCGAGAACTGTCACGCCGCCCAGGATTGCGGCGCCCCACGGGCCAGCGAAAAAGCTCGCCGCCCGTCCGGCCGTGCCGCCCATCATGGCAATCGCCGAGGCCGCTTGTCCCGCCTGCTGCCCGAAAACGACCATCGGGTTAATCCCGAGGGCGAGGCTTTGCGTTATGTCCTGAATCTGGAACCCGAGTTGCGAATATCCAGCGCGCAGTTGCCCCGCCGACGTTGCCGAGCCCCTCATCGCTTCGGCGTGTAGGCGCTCCACTTGCGCAAGCTCGCGCTTGGAAATCGCCCCCTCTCGCGCCAATTTTTGAGCATCGGCGAGGAGGTTGTTCATTTTCAGTTGAGCGGAATAGGCCGGGTCAATCGCCGCGCGAACTGCGTTTATAGCGTCGGCCCGCTCCTTTTCGGCTTTTGCCGCTGCCTTTGCGGCGCGCTCACTCTCGCGCTGTTGCGCGGCTGAGCGCTTGTCGGCCTGAGAGACCTTCTCAATTGCCGCCTCAGCCTGGGCAGCGCCGGCGACGACTTGCTTTGCATCAAATGTAGCGACGAGCGAGAGGTCGAAATCGGCATCGGCCATTATTTCCGGCTCCATACAGTCAGAGCTTCACGCTCGAGCGTCCGAATATCATCAAAGAGAGCCGGCGTCATGTCTAGCCCGCTGAGCCGTGCCGTCGACTCAATCGCTGAATACTCGAGTCCGGCGCGAAACGCTCCCGCCATGCCAGCGCCGACCCATCGCCATTGCGTCGCCAATGAGAAGAAAAGGGCGACAGGCTCTTTCATGCAGGGCCAGATAACGACGCGCTCATCGGCCCGGTCCTCGCCCCATTTGAGCGCATTCGGGTCGATACCAAAGCGAACGCAATCGCGCTCGAATTCGTCGTCTATCTCGTCGCGCGGGGCCAGCTTTCCACTTGCCCAGGCCCGGGCGACGCGCCTCAGTTTCCCTTGCGTGTTTCCACCTTGCCAGCGCAGGCCAAGAGATAGGCGGTCTCGAACGCGCCGGCAAATCCCGGGACGGCGAGCATTCGCTTTGCGTTTGCCAGATTGAGCTCGATCGGCTGGCCCTTGTCAGCAACGCCGGACCAATTCTTGACCAGCCCGAGGAACCGCTCGGCCTCGGTAACGCGCGGCGAGGGCTTCTCTCCCTCCTCATCGTCGATCAGCGCCTCGACGTCCTGGGCAGCGTCGCCGGCAACGCTATCCTTGAGCGCCTTGCCCTGGGGCGTTTCGCTCAGGGCGTCGGCGAAAAATTCGACCAGCTCGTCGCGGTCCTTCAATTCGACCTCGACCTTGATTTCGTTCTCATGCTCGACGGCGAGGTCGCCGGCCTTAGGCCCGGGCCTCAGCGAAAGCCATTTGACGGGAATCCAGACAAGCGGCTTTTCGCTGAGGTCGAACATGACAAAATCCTTATGTGGCTACGAACGAGACCTCGTCGTTACCAGCATTCGGGAGGGCTGTCACGGGCAGGGTCGCCATGACGATTCCCTGCTCCTCGGTCAAATTCACGTTGCCCGAAATCTGCAATTTCGGGTGAGTGATTGTCACGATGTTGCCAGCCGTCGTTCCATGAACGCAACTCGAGGCCATTGTCGTGCCTGGGCGGATTTTCGCGAAATAGTCCTTTGCCGTGAGGTCCGGGACCTCGATCACGATTTCGCCCGACCAGTTGCGGTCGGAAACGATAACCCGATCTTGCGGGCCAATGAGCGACCGGAAAAGAAGGTCGACGCCGGCGTTCATCTGCATACGGCGCAACGGAACCGAGTAACCGTCGAGCGAAAATGTCGTGTTTTCGCTCGAGGCGATAATCGGGTCAGTGACGCCGGCGAGAGTGACGGCCCCCGGCGTCGCCTCCTCGGCGAGCGCGGTCGGCGGCCGGCCCAAGAGGTTGCAAGAGAACATCGGAATTTCGTCGTCCTGAATCGTGTAGGAGACGTTACCACGGGCGCCAACCGTCTTGAGCAAGAGGTTATCGAGATAGCCCCAATGCGTCGCGCTCGCGAGCGAGCTCGAGCTCGGCGTTTGCGTTGCCGAGACGCCGGCCGAGACAACGGCCGCGCCGAAACCGCAGATTTCGAGGAATTTCATCCATTGCGGCGCCGTGCCGGCGGCGCCGCCCCCGTGAATTTCCATGTCGAACGAGGCGCCGCGCTTGAAATTCGCCATTGCGACCGGGTCGGCGCCAAAATAGGCCTTTTCAATGTTACGAACCTTGCGGTCGGCGTCCATGAACTGAGGCTGATAGTTGAGAACGCGCAACGCGTCTGCGCCAACAACCGGCGCTGAGTCGGTGCCTTCGGTCACCTCCTTCTTGAGGAGAATAACCTTTTTGTTCCAATTCTTCGACATGGCGGGTTAGCCCTTCTTTTCGGTTGCGTCCTGATCGGCCTTCGCCTTCGCCTCGGCCTCGGCCTCGGCCCTTGCCTTCACCTCGACATCGGCCTTTGCCTGGGCGTTGACCTCGGCCTGGGCGTCGCGTTTCATGCGAGCCGAGGCGTCGGCAATGAGCTCAGGCGAGACGACGCCGTCCGGGTCCTCGGCCTTGCCGTCCTGGGCGAGCGCTTCGGCGCGCAGGCGGTGATTGAGCGGATAGCCGCCGACAAGTGCGACGCCGGTTTCCGGGTCGATTGCGGGCGGTGCGGTCTCGTTCTTTTCGTCCGGCTTCATCGGGCGAGCTCCTCGGTTGTTTCCCGGCGAAACTAGGCCCGGGCCGAATTGCTGCCAATGCTGAAAACTAGCCGCTGTTGCGGTTGAACCCGGTCCGAAAAATCCACTCTCCCCAAACAAGCGAGTCGGCAATGAGGCGGACCTGATAGCGGACCGCGTCGAGCGGCTTGTCGGCGCCGTCCGGCGTAAACCCGGCGAGGATCGCCAGGATAGCCTTGCGCGCTTGCTCGACCTCGTCGGCCGTCGCGCTGTCGGCCCGCTGAGCCGGGACGCAAAAGAGGACCGAGACGTCGGTTGTCGCGCGCTGTCCGTGTCCGCCCGCGGCGTATCGGTTCGGCCCGTAAGTCTCAGCCGCGGTTGAGACGAAAGCGGCCGGCGGGACAAATGGGGCCTCGCCCGAAATCGCCTCGCTCCCGGCCTGTATGTCATGGACTCCGGTGAAATAGGAAAGCGTCGCGAGGCGGTCGCGGATTGTCCCGAGTTGAACGCCGAAAAGCGTGTCAGGGTCGGCCATTGGTAAGGCTCCTCAAATGCTCGATTGCGACCTCTCGCATATCCCGACGGTCGTCCTCGTCAATCCCGAGCATCGGGCGAGCCGGGATAGTCACCTTGCGCGCGACCTCGCCGTCGACCAGGACCTCAATCTCGGCGCCGAATTGATGAGTCCGAGCATATTTCGAGCTCGCCCCCATGCCGTCGAACCCGATTTCGAGCTCGCCGGGGCGAACCTCAAATCTCAGGGAGCCCTCTAGGTTGCCTTTGTCGACAAGGGTTTTCCCGCCCTGGGCCGCTGCACGGTGCGAAATGGGCCAAGGAATACCGCCCGGGCCGACGCCCCTATCGAACCTCGAGCGGACCGAGGCTTCGAGCGTCGCGCCCCATATGTCGAGGAGCTCGCTCGGGTCTTGCCCGAATTGCCGGACGTCGGCGAAAAGCCGGCTCAGCGCCGGAAGGTTGTCAACCCGGATTTGTGTCGGCGTGTCCGTCACTGGCGCCAGCGAGCGGCGCTATAGCCTGAGCCGATCGCGAACCCGCTGAGGTTGTCTGAGGTGAAAACCGGGTCTAGGCCATCGCCAGACGTCGCCGAGGCCTGGGCGCCGACAGCTTGCTCGACAACGCCCGTCTCGGCGGGAAGCTGCAGCAGGCCGCGCGCAATGTCCTTTAGCTGAGCTCGCGCCCGATCGGCCTCCTCTTTGACCGCGGCCGGGACCGTCGTCCGATAAAGCGCTTCACGGGCGAGCGAGCCGACAATCCCCTTTATGAGGCGGGTCGGCTCAGTTAGCGGGACCGCGTAGCGCTTGGAGATATAGCCGTCGACGACGTCGATTGCGTCGCTGAGCGCCTCCTCGAGCTTTGCCGTATCGACCGATCCGAGCCGGTCCTCGTCCGTGAGTCGAACCGTCTCGGCCTCACCGAACTTCGCGATATATTCGGACGTCGTGAGATACATTGCCGAGGCTCCCATAGAAAAGGCCGCCTCGCCATATAGACGAGGCGGCCCCCCCTGTCAGCACATTGCGCGGTTACTCGTTCGCAGCCCCCGCGGCGGCCTTGAGCCGGCTTGCCATGACAGCAACGGCAATGTCGATTTTCGTCGCGCTCGACTTGACCTCGACTCCTTCCGCCTGGGCAATGTC